CACCTGTAGGTATATCCTTCAGGCGCTGGAGGCGTATCCAACATAGATGGGGGACGCCAAGGTTTGCGAGCAGTATCTTTAGCTCGAGTTTCTGCAGAACGCGGAGTTCTGTTATTTTCTTCTACTTTGTTCTCATCAGTCATAATAATTTACCTTTTAATGTACTTAGCATATTCACTAAGCGGCACATTTAAACGTTTTGCCATTTGAACTTCGCTTGCGCTAAGTTTGACTTGACGTTTGCGCCCAGAACTATCACTTCTTCCAGCTGGTGCAACATTTTGTTGCATTTTGCTATTAGACTTGACTTCATCACCTGTTGAGAATTTGTGAGGAAATTCAGTTCTGATACGTTTATCTATCTCATCATAATATGTAGAATCAGAAGTGTCAAAGCCCTCTTCTTCAATTAATTTACGATGAATGTTAAAAGCAGCTAAAGTCATTGTTTCATCTTGACCAAACCACTCGTTCTTATCAGCCCATTGCTCAGCTTCAGGATCAGGCTTAGCTTGTTGCTGAGCCATTTGCTGTTGCTGTTGTTGCACGGGTTGTTGATATGTTTGATAATTATTTGGTTGTGCTTGTTCTACAACAGGCTTACTGTTGGCTAACTTACTTTCTTCAACCGTTATCTTATCTAAAATACCTTGGGCCTTTGTTACCTTGTCCCAATCTTGTTCTTGGTAAGCACTTTTTAAAACTGCATTAGCTTGCGCTCTTTGAGATGTTAATCTGTTCTGAGCTTCAGATAAATAATTTTTATTTGCTTGAGTGCTACTTTGTTTTAAATTTTGATTTTCTGCTTGTAAAGCTTGAGCATATTCATAAGCAGAATTAGCTGCTCTTTCTTGCTCTCGCATTTTTTTAGTAAGTGTAGCTATTCTTTTTTGAACGCCTTTAGAATAATCTTCTAGTTCGTCTTCTTTCTTAACTTGCTTATCTTCTTCAACAGAAACATCTTCTACAGCAGCTAAAGCTTCTTTATCTTCGGAAACTTCTTCTGCTTCTAATTCAACAATTTCTCCATCTTCTATGGGTTGTTGTAGTTCTTCATTCATTTCAGGTTCTGGCATGAGTCCTCCTCACGTTATGCGCTGACAATATCATCGGGATCATCAATGGTCGCGATAATTTCGTCATCGTTTATAATACGGCATTCTGCGTCGTCACCAAGTTTAAACCTAGCTCCTGCATATCTACCAATTAATACCCAATCTCCTTTTTGACACCAAGGAGTTTCTCCAAATTTCTTTTTATCTGCGTAACACAAAGGACCAGTCTTAACAACGTAAGAAACTACAGTTGCTAGAGATTCTCTATCAACAGTTTCTTTTGTTAATACAATACCACCTTCAGTAACGCCTTTGCCCTTATATGGCAATATAAGAATCCTCCAACCAGTAGGCTGAGGCATACGCTCTAAAAATGATTTATCGAGCAAGGAGGGATCCAATACTCTTTTGGTTGCTTCTGTGTAAGCATTTTCAACTTCTTTAACCGTTTCGGGTTTTTGATCTTCTAGTTGTTGTTTTTTTTGTTGTAGATCTTTTTCTACTGATTTTGCGACATGTTCAGGAACTATTACCTTGCTCATCGTTTTCTATTACCTTATTTAGCAATTCTCTAAGTTCAGATTCTAGGTCGGCGAGAGAATTGTAGCGCCCACGTAGATAATGATATTCTTCAACATCCTTAGTACCATTCATAATAGCAACTTGGATATCTTCTTTCTTTTCACCAATTCTTTTTTTCAGCTGTTCAGACAGCCAAAGAATTGACATCTAATATATACCAGAAAACTTACCACCAAACTCAGCAGCACCCATACCTTTAGCTTTCCCTTTCCCCATTCCTGGAGTAGAAGAAGCAGTAGTTTTTTTAGGGGCCTCTGAAACAGCTTTAAATGGCACAGTACCCTTGTTAGAGTAACTTTGTTTTCCTTTTAATACTTTTACGTTTTTCATATAGTGTACCTTACAGACCTTTTAAGCCAATATCAATTAATTTTAATTCTTTTTGTTGATCCATTCTATCTCTAGTGGTGTCATCTTTTAATTCAGCTATATCTTTTTGCGTTTGGATTCTTTCTACATCAATTTTGTCTTGACGTAATTTTTCTTCCATACGTAATTTTTCTTTAGATTCAAACTGTTGTTGATCTTGTGATAGCTCTTGACCTTTTAAAGCAAGCTCTTGTTTTCTAATAGTAACAAGTGGATCTTCTTGCGGCGGTGCTGATACTTGTTGAGCAAATTGTTGCATAAGCTCAGACATAATTGGTGAACTAAACTGAGCTAACATACCTTGAGCTTGTTGCATTATAGGGGCTGCTTCTTCAGGAGGCATTTGCTGAGCTTGTTGTTGCATCTGTTGATACTGTTGCATAGCTTCAGGAGGCATTTGTTGTTGTGCAAGCGCGTCTGCTTTTAACTGTAAATGCTGCATAATATGTGAGTGTATGTTTCCTTGAATCTGAGCATTCATTTGCACAGGACTCATGTTTAATAAAGATACATGAGTTGCTATATGCGCATCATGGTCTTGTTCTGGAAATGCTTGTGCTGGACCACCCATCATAAGGCCACTATTTTCCATACCAGACTCCATAGGTTTAGGAGTTGTATCAGGTGGTGGCATAAGTAGTTGGTCAATATTGTCTGCGCCTAAAGCTGCATACATTCTTTTGTAAGCTTCGTAAGTTCCACCAGGTCCATGTATTTCAGGATTAGATTGCACTAACTGCATCATCTCCTGAGCCATTACTATTCTTTGACTAGTAGAAAATATATCTGGATTACTAACTGGGAATATATCTACTCTATCATCAAAGTCTGCTTGCTTAATTTCCATGTTTCCACCTGAAACTTGGTAAGGATATGTAGTCGGTAAACTATCTTTAAAGATAGTAGCCAATAATCTAAATTCTTTCTTTTGACCGTTATGTAATCTTTTGTGTATAGCTGACAATACTTTGCTAGATTTTTCCATCAAAGCTAAAGTTGTGCCAACAGGTGCTTGCGAGTTTCCTTCGCCAATATTAGTATCTGCTATAGAAGCAAATTTTTGACCTGATTGAACTAACAAACCTAATAAGCTAAGTAAAGTTCCACTAGGTTCTTTAAATGGTAATGGTTGAATAGCATCTCTAAGTGATCCAGCTGGTGCGTCAACATCTCTAAACTCACCTGGTTGTATCGGAGTATCCTCATCTCTAATTCTAATACCTCTAGTTTTAAAACCAGCAGGTAAGTTAGCTAAAGTACCAGCATCAATTAACTGTCGCATTATAGATGTAGAAGCTTTAGATAAGCCACCAATCATGTGTGTTAAGCCAAAGCCATAAAACCCTAAGCCTGGTAAAAACTTGAAGTGAACAAAGTATTCAGTCTTCTTCTTCATTGGGTCTTCTTCTTTGAAGTTACGTCTAACAGCTAATATGTTTTCACTATTAGAATCTATAGTTACTATGTAAGGTAACTTAACTCCACTAGGCTCGCCATCTTGACCCATATCCTCAAAGCCTTCTAAGTCTAAATTACAATGAACTTCATAAAGTACAGATACTTCACCATCATCATAACTAGGTTCCATACCTTCTAGTTTTTCTTTTTCTGATTGTATGTCTGAGTTTAAAGTAACATTATCGCCAGAATCTATTTCTACATTTTTATAAAAACCAATAGCTTGTAACTTTTTTACATCATTTTCTGGCATTTTAACGACATGAGTAATACGAGGGCACGACTCTAAATCAGTTGTATAGTAAGGCACAATTAAATCTTCTGGAGCTACAAACTTTGATACAGGTCTACCTAAATTTTCATCGTAGTAAACTTTTTTAAATGCAGAACCTGCAAGTGGTAGATAGAACAACATTTGATCTAACTCTTCGTCATACTCTTCCATAACATGAAGAATCTGATAGTTCATAAATTCTTTAACTCTTTGTGCTTGTTCTTCAACTAAACCATCATAAGCACCCATAACTTGTGTTTTAACTGGGCCTCCTGCTGGTAGTAATTCTTTATAAGCTTGCGCTTGGAACTGAGTAACGGATTCGCCTAATAACGGGTGAATAACACCACTAGCACCTGCAAATGGTTCAGATCTATTGTCATCAAACTTCATACCTAAGTATTTAAGTCCATCAGTATAAGTTTTTTCCCAATCTTCTCTAGATGACTTATCGCTTTCAATAGCTGCAACTAGCTCTGTATAGATTGTAGATAACTCTTTATCTGAAATAACTTCTGCTAAATTTTCTGCAAAGCCTACTTCTGGTACCATTTCTTCTTCTGGGCCTAGTATTGCAGAACCATCCGCTTGCATTTGGACATTCTCTTCGCCTTCACCCATAGCTTCTAAAACTTCAATAATTTCAGAATCCAAAGCATCCGCGTCTTGAGTTGTCGTTGTATCTATTATTTCTTCTGGAAATTGTTTTTCTATTGCCATTTTATAATCTCATCAATAATATACCCTAAGAGGTCTTTGCCTTTCTTCATCTTCGTAGTCATTTGCTAAAGAAACAAATCCTC